GGCATTCAGCGAAGGTGTTATCACAATTAAAATTCGCAATAAATATTTAAAAAAATGCGACGAACTGGATTTGAAAAACTTATGACTAAAAAAAAGAAAACATACAAAGACGTGGCCAAAACATTTGAAGGTAAAAGTCGACGCGATTTAATATTATATATTGATTATCTTTATACTCTAAACAAGAAAGCGAAAAACTTTTCTATTTTTGCTGGTATAATGACGGCTATGTCTATAATATTATTGGTGTATAAATGATTCCTTTACTTGTATTAATATTAAACATTAACGGCGTCGACGTTGGTGAAATCCATAACTTCGACTATCCATTGAACGAAGGTCGTGTTAAAATAGTCACTCACATATTTAAAAACGGTTTTGAATAATGAGTCATAGAAGGGCCGCAAAAAACGACGCGAATCAAATCGAAATGGTCGAAATATTAAGAAAATCGGGATTCAGTGTAGAAACCGGTCACGACGACGTTTTAATCGGTCGTAATGATGTAACACAATGGACCGAACTGAAGAAATCGTCACCATTTGGCAAAAAAGGCAAAATTTTAAAAGGATTTATCAAGGATTCACAGTATAAAATCTTAAGAACCTGGAAAGGCCAATATAATATAATTTGGAGAATTGACCAAGTAAGGGCCTTGTATAATTTAACCGAAAAAAAAGGATTTTTTCCGATTGGATTAACGCCTCAAATGTTTAAATTCCATTATAAAGAATGGCTAACAAAAGAAGAACTAATCAGATTGAAATCACTTCCGTGGTGGTAAAAAACAGAGGTAAATAATGGCTACAATCATAAAACATAAAACAAATGAAGACTTCTTTCACGAGTTACAATATTTTGAACCAGACGACCTGACACCGATTGATATAACAAATATTGATATTTGGGTTAAAATTGAAGACGAAAACGGCGTTGAAATTGCTTCTTATGAAAATGTCGGAAATGTTGCGGCTGGAATTATCAAAACCGAAGCCACCAGCGGCAAATATACAATTGAAACCGCAAAGGAAACCGCGAAGCTTTGGCCAATAGGAAATCATTATGCTGACATATCATACAAAGATGTTAAACACGTTTCAACTGATGATTTTATTTTGAAGGTTTCAAAGGGGCGCGCAAATGTCTAAAAATATTACTAAAATCAGTGAAAACAACAAAACAATAATTGAGTCAACAAAATTAGAGCGCGTCACCAATATTTCATCATATACACCGTCTAGTGACGGCGGTGGCGAAACTGCCGCAAGTATCAAAACAAAGTATGAATCAAATGCTAATACTAATGCGTTTACGGACTCATATTTGACACAACTGGCAAATACAGCGCCACAAGCAACAACATACACCAAAACAGAAATTGACGCGCTTAATTCTGCCATTGTAAGCGGGGTCTCTTTTAAGGCAGCAGTCGCAACATTTGCAGATTTGGCGACAACTTATCCGACACCGTCTGAAGGTTGGGCGGCTGGTGTAAACGATGAAGACAAGATTTATATTTATACAGATTCTGGTTGGATTGTATCAGGTGGTGATTCTGTACCATTAGCAACGGCTTTGCTAGATGGTAAATTGAGCGCGGCTGATTTTATAAAACTTGCATCATTAACAATTGATGGAAGTGGAAATATAACAACGCCAATATTACAGGCAAATGGAACTGGTGTAGTTCAGATAAACGCCAATAATTTAAAATTTGCAACATTTGCAGGAACGTTGCTAGTCACATATAATTTATCAGGATTTAAATTATTAAGAACGGCGGCAATTTCTGGAACTTCGTTTCAATATGATTCTGCTGTTACTGATGCCAGTGCTGAAACAGCAGGATTTTATATTAACAATAAAAACGTTACAACTAAAAAAATTATTAGTTTTGAAAGTAATAATGTTGAAAAGGCTTATATTGATAAAGATGGCGGATTTGTAGGAAACTTTCCATCTTATGATGATGATTCAGCTGCTGGTACAGGTGGATTAACAACTGGTCAACAATATCAAACAACAGGCTCAGGAGCATCACCATTAAATGTTGCTGGAATAGTTATGGTTAAACAATAATCAAAATGGAATGCACTATAGTAAAAACAATCAATAAAGGTATTTTATGAAAATTTTAATATTAATAATAATGTCTATAAATTTAATCTCATGCGAAAACTTTGTTGGCAATACTGCAAAAGACAGATGAAGAAAATCAAGCACCTTAAAATTCAGTTTTACCTGATTTTAATTATTGTTGTCTACCTTGCAGCTTTTTTCGGTTCGATTATATATGTTATTTCTTTGGTGGTATAAATGAAAATAAAAGAAAAGTTAATAAATTTGTATCTCGGTATAGTCTTATTGTCAATGACAACAGGTATTGTATATTTATTTTATAGAGTTGTAGTATTGAGTTTATAAATGGCCATAAAGAAAAAGACCACTAAAAAGAAAGTGACGAAAAAAAAAGTCACACGGAAAAAAGCACCGGTTAAAAAAACCACACGGAAGAAGACCACAAGAAAAGCACCAGCCAAGAGAGTCAATTACACGCCTGCAATTGTTAATCGTTTATGTGATTGGTTAATCAGTGGTAAATCATTAAGGTCTTTCTGTTCCAAAACAGGGACACCATCAAAGTCAACTGTCATGAGATGGTTATTAAAATTTGAAGACTTTCGGGACCAGTACGCGATAGCCAGGACCATGCAAGCGGAAACACACGTCGACGAAATGATTGAAATCGCTGACACTGAATGTAAACAGCCGATTGTCCATGAAGGAAAAGCAGTAGAAGTAAATGGAAAAATCTTGATGACGGTCACGTCTGCCGGTGTTTCACATGCAAGATTGAGAATAGAGACCCGAAAATGGGTGGCTGTTAAAATGGCGCCTAAAAAATACGGCGAACAAGAGAAACACGTCATTAAATCGCCTGAAGGGACCGGCGTTCTAAAAATTCCAACGATTGCGACCATGGACGAATGGGACAAAATGAACGACGAAAACAACGCGGACTTATTAGAAAAAGAAAAAGTTTACAAAGTCGATGAATAGTCAAGCGCTAACAACCAAGACGAAAGAACCTGAATTATTAGATTCTCATGTTGCATGGCAGCCACAAAAAGGCGGCCAATTAATGGCCTTCATGTGTCCTGTTAATGAGATTCTTCTTCATGGCAATCGTGGCGGTGGTAAAAGTGATTTGTTAATTACTCTTTTCTTGCGTGGAGTTGGCCAAGGCTACGGACTGGATTATGTTGGAATAATATTCAGACCAGAATTCAAGCATTTAGCCGACCTGGTCAGAAAGTCAAAAAAGATAATTCCGAAGGTTTTCCCGACTGCAAAGTTCAAAGAATCTACAAATGCTTATATGTGGAAGTTCCCCGAAGGCGAAGAACTTCTATTCAGGCACGCGAAGAAAGCGGCCGATTTCGATGAATTCCATGGCCATGAGATTCCATTTATTGGATTTGATGAACTGACAAAGTTTCCATCGCTTGATTTTTACCATTTAATGAAGACCAATCAACGGTCTCCAGTTGCTGGAATGCCGAAGTTTTTAATTTCAGCCACAAATCCCAGTGGTGTTAGTCATAACGAAGTTAAAGCGTATTTCATAGACAAAGCGCCAGTCGGAAAAATTATCACTGATGAAAGCGGCTTAAAACGTATTCATTTAAAGATTACATTCCTTCAAAATAAATTCATTCAAGTCAATGACCCTGAATACATAAAGAGACTGGAAGCGATACGGGACCCAATGTTAAAAGCTGCATGGTTGCGCGGTGAATGGAATATTATCAGCGGCGGGGCTTTCGATGATGTGTTTGACATATCAATCCATGTGTTTGACCCGACAAAAGTAAAATTTCCTGAACACTGGAAAAAAACAAGGTCTTTCGATTGGGGTTCATCAAAGCCGTTTTCAGTTGGTTGGTGGTTAACTTGCCCCGAAGACACTGTTATTGATTGGATTGGTAATCGCCAAAAGAGAATATCAAAGGGAACAAAAATCCGCATAGCTGAATGGTATGGCGCCAAACCTGGTAAAAAGAACGAAGGTCTACGAATGACAAACAAAGAAATGGCGGAAGGTATAAAAGAACGTGAAGTTGTTCGTGGCTGGATTGGTGACAACTCTGTTCAACCTGGCGCGGCTGACGCTGCCATATTTCCGGACCCAAACAAACAAGAGAAAGGCATTCACGATATTTTCGACAAAACCGGCGTTGCATTTGAAAAAGCGCCAAAGGGACCAGGTTCCAGAATAACTAGAATGTCCTTAATGCGTGACAGGTTTGTCGCGTCTGAACCTGATATAATGGAAGAACCTGGAATATTTATATCTGAAAATTGTCCGAAGTTCATTGAACAAATACCTATGTTAAAGCGTGACGAAAACGACATTGAAAAAGTTGACACTGAACAAGAAGACCATCTTTATGACGAAGCAAGTTATGAAATTATTCACTATGAAACTAATTCGGGAATGTTTAACCCGTAACAATAGGAAAAAGCCATGAAAAAACTATTAACACGAAGAAGATTCTTAAAAAACGCAGCAATGACAGCGGTGGCCGTATCGGTTCCAGCCTTGCCCGTGACGATTAATCCAGTTGTTGCAAAAAATGCAACAACTGAAATAGATGACATTCACGATAACATGACTAGAATAATTCATGAAGGAATGAAAAAGTTTAAAAAAACTATAGAAAAACCACTATATGAAGCCATGGCAGTAGGCGATTATTTTTCAATTGAAGGTGATGACTCAATGTATATTTGTATTGGTGAATCAAAGGATTCAAAAGGTCGGTTCAACGGTTATGACATTAAAAGGATTTCATCATGAATAAAATAAAAGTAAGGTCTGAAAAATTCAGACGATTCAACAGTGACGAATATTATTATTCTGCCACTTGCTTCGGTCATTGGGTTTACTTATCATCTTATAAGCCGATTGACAAAAGAAAAGTTAAAAAGCTTTTAACTAAGAAGGCCAGAAAAGTCCGTGATAATTTCAACAGTTCTGGAACATTTGAAAAACTACTATCGAGAGGTTTGTATAAATGCCGGAAACCGCTTCAATTTCTCAGTGCAGCAAACGCCGATTATAAAAAGCCGACTGGTGTTATTAACATACCGACTGAAGTCGAAGCCACTGAAGAACAAGCGCGCCAAATAAGAACAGCTATAGACAAATTGAATTCAATTCCTGTTCCAAGTGAAAACAGATTGTTCCGTGGTTTACCGTTTAGGGTCTGGCCACATAGTTTTAATTCTTCAGACATGCAAACATTAAATAATAATGCAACAATCAATCGCATGAAAAAACTTGAAGGTGTAGATTTTTCAATCGCAATTCAAGCATTTCGAAAATTTAGTGAAGCATGTAAAAAAGGAATATTAGGAAAATGAAGATTAAAACGACAATTATATTCAGCGAACATTTTGACATGTATGTTTATGAAGTCTATTACAAGAAGCAAGTCTTCGGATTTCAAAGCACAAACAAGCAAGACAAAAGAAAAATTCGAAGGATGGTCCGCAACAGGTTCAAAAAGAAAGCGTTTTTATTAGAAATAACGGTCGGTGGTTTATACAATACTTTTCAGCCTGATAATGTGAATATAACAAGAAGAAGTCATCACATGAACCAGACTGTTGATATTCCAATTATATGCAATAATCAACATTTTCATTTTATAACAGGAAAAAACAATGACAGATAAAAAAGACAATATCACTTCAATAGCGCCAATTTCCGACGAACAAATGATAAAGCGTGCCATTCAAACACTGGAAGACGCAATCGTTGAACTTTCAAAACCAGACTTTAAAGGGTATAATAAGATTTTGATAATTGCCTTGAACGATGCAAATGGAAATTATAACATTTCGAGAATGAAGTCAGGGTTAAAAGACAGTGAATGTATTTCCTTGATAGATTGCTGTAAAACTAACATTAAAAATAAGATGGGAATATCATGACTAAAGAAAAAATACACCAAATTGAAGAAAAACACCCAGATTTCGAAGAACGCGCGGAACATTGGAAAATCACAAGTCTTTTGATGGGCGGAACATTGGCCATGAGAAAAAACCATAACGACACACTTCCGCAATACCAAAGGGAACCAGATGAAAATTACAATGCTCGTGTTTCTGGTTCTGTCTTATATAATGCCACTCGTGAAAAAGTCATAAAGTTTTCAAAGAAACCATTCGCCGAAAAGGTTAAGTTTTCCGCAGACCTTCCGCCTGAATTTGATTTCATTTATAATAATATTGACGGCAATGGATGCACGCTAGACAAGTATCTTGAACAAAACATTAAAAGACGCCTTGTCTTTGGCCATGCTATAAACATGGTGAAAGGCCCTAATCTGTTCGATGATAACGGGGTTAAAGTCAGCGAAGCGGAAGTTAAAAACAAACAGTTATATCCATTTGTGGCAACAATTCATTCGAATTCTCTTATTAGTTGGAGTTATGACAGCCAAGGAATGGAAATGGCCAAAATTCAATATGAAGTCATGGAATACGATGGCGAAAACATTAAAAAGAATTTAAAAATTGATAAGTGGACCCGTAACGATAAAGTCACCTGGACCAAGACGTCAGAACACAAAGACGGATGGACCGCAGCAGCGCCAATTGAGAACGAAATAAAAGAAATACCTATCGTTATAAGTGGTGATTTATATGGAAGGCCTGAAGTCGAAGACATGGCACATTTGAACTTGACACACTTTAGAAAATCGTCGGCTCTTGATTCATATGAAAATTTGGCTTGCGTTCCTTTCTTGTTCTTTAAAGGATTTGACCCTGAAACAACCGAAGTGAAAGTTTCAGTTAACCAGGCATATTTTAACAAAAATCAAAACAGTAACATTGAATGGATTGAATTGGAAGGCGGCGAAGGCTTAAAGCAAGCATCGACAAGCCTTGATAAACTTGAAGCGAAACTTCAAGCGTCAGGCGCCGACATTGTGACAGAGAAAAGCGCAAGCCAGAAAGAAACCACAGCGACTGAGAACGTTATTCATGACGATGACAAAATGTCACCGCTTCAATCAATTGTAGTGGACGAAGTGAACGCATTTGTCAAAATCCTTAGATTCATGTCAATGTGGATGGACGTCAAAGTCCCTGACGTCGCTTTGATTATATTTAAAAATTTCAATATAACCAAAAGAGCAAATACAAAAATCGAACAGTTGTTAAAAGCTCGCGCCAGTGGTGAAATATCAAGAGAAACATTTTTGAAAGGACTGGAAGAAGTTAAATTTTTTAGTGACGATTTTGAAATCGAAGAAGAAATACAAAGGCTGGAAGACTCAAGTGAAATATAATGTTTTTTGATATAGAGACAAGATTTAAACCACGAATTCGAAAAGTCGGCGCTTTGTGGTTCTGTAGCACATGGGATAATAAAAACATTGGAATGGGTTCTACTCCATGGGAATCGTATTTCGTTTTAAAAATGGGAATTAGACAAAAAAATTTAATTGACGAAGGCGTGGCGGCTTTAACTAAAAGATGATTAATCAAAAGATACTCGACTCAATACTTCACCAGTTTATCGGATTGGAACGATTGGCCGGTGGTGCGATTGATAGATTTCTTCCATTGCTGCAAGAAATTGACGAACGCTTAATCGGTGCTTATTCTGTTTCATATGGTGGCAGTCTTGGCGCTCAAAGAAAGTTTATTAATAAAGTTAAGGAATTGAAAACCCTTGCTTATGCAAATTTTGAAAAGGAGTTCACAAAGGAGCTGATTGAACTGGCCACAAATCAATCACAGTTAATGTCTGGCATGTTTTCCGGTTACTTCGGCAAATCGTTGGCCAATTCACCAGGTCAAGCAGCAGTCGACAAGATAATTAATTCTGAAATCCGTGGCTTCACAATGTCACAATGGATTATCGGATTAAAAAATTCAGATATATCCAAGTATGTGGCCACGGCAAAAACGGCGGTCCTGGATGGTTTAACACTAGAACACGCAATCGATTCGCTTGAAAGGCTTCATGTCCGTCGTGACCACAAAACAAAAGCGCTTGTAAAAACTTTAATCACTGGATTCGCAAACAAAGCAAATGTCGCAGTCTTCAGAGAAAACAAAACATTAATAAAAGGCTTCAAACTTGTTGTCACGTTCGACAGTAAAACGACGCCTATTTGCATACAACACAGCGCCGATGATATTCTTTACACGTTCGACAATTACCTGGTTCCGCCTTTTCATGTAGGCTGTCGGACGATACTGGTTCCCGTGACTTATTCATGGCAAGAACTTGGCGCAAGAAATAGAAGAAAGGTCCCTGTCGGAACCCGTCAGTCAATGGACGGCGGAACACCAATCACGAACACGTATCCAAAGTGGTTAAAGGGACAATCTAAAGAAATTCAAGACGACGTTTTAGGCAAAACGTTTGGCAGAATGTTCAGGACCGGAAAATATAAATTGACACGATTTATTGACCCAACTGGAAAATTATACACAATCAAAGAATTATTTAAAATAACTTAAAAGGTAAAGAAAATGGCACTAAAAGCACTTATCAAAGATTTATCAGACGTTTCAAAAGAAATTCAGTCGGAGTATGTGAAGAACACAGACGGCGACGGTTATATTTTGGACGTAATTAAAACAGAAGGCCTGGAACTTCAAAACGTTGGCGGCTTAAAAACTGCATTAACAACTGTTACAAGTGAACGCGATACCATCAAAGAAACATTGAAGTCATTCGGCGAACTTAAGCCGGCCGACGTTCTTCGCAAGATTAAGAGATATGACGAAATAAAAAATCTTAATCCTGAAAAACTGAAGAAAGAAGCAGTCAACGAAATGCGTGAAACTATACGCGGCGAATTTAAAGAAGTGATTAAAAAAGCCACTGACAAAGTTTCAGCTTATGAAAATTCATTAAAGTCCGTGGCCCGCGAATCTATTTATAGTGAGATAACAAAAGCCGGCGGATTTGCTAAAGGTTTAAAGTCTGAAGTCATTGAAAATACAAGCGTTGAAATTGTCGACGGTAAGGCTGTTGTTAACTTTGTGAAGGATGGAAAACAAAGATTAATCTCTGACGATGGTGGCAACACAAGAAATTATTCAACAAAAGATTTTATAAAAGATATGAAAAACGATGACGATTATGGTATGCTGTTCACTACAGGGCGAAAATCTGGCGCGGGTGGCGAAACTAACTACCAGCAAAATGATAAAAATGTTACCTATATAACGCAAGCTCAAGCGGCGTCAGGTGACTTTATAAAGGAAATTAACAACGGAACTGTCCAGGTTAAATAACCCGAAGAAATACCCGAAAACAGCGAGTCTGTTTTCAATCTGTCCAACGATGTTGGAAAGGTCTTGTGACCGCTCGACGAGTTCGAATTAAATAAACAATTTTTTAATAATTCTAACTCGTGAGGTCACAAGATGAATAACTTTATTAACATTATGTACAAAACCATAGCTAGTGGTTTATATTCGTACAGAAAAAAACTCCCTTTCGTCATGTCTGCAAACAGAGATTTCAGCTCTGAAGCAGCGGAAAAAAATGACGTGATTAACGTTCCAATTTCAAAAGCAAAAACCACAAGCGACGTTGTTCCTTCTGGATTGCGTTCTAATACATTGCCGTCAAGCTCTCAAGACAAAGTTCAAATTCATTTGAATCAATGGAAGAAAACAGAATTTTCATTGACTGATAAGGACCTTGTCGAAATTCAAAAAGACAAACATTTTATGCCGATGGATTTCCACGAAGCTATCAAAGCCGAAGCGGAAGAAGTCGAATCATTTGTTGCTGGTAAATATGTCGAGTTCTACAATTACACCGGTACGGCTGCAACCACTCCCTATGGTTCAACTCATGCAGACAGTGTAAACTGTAGAAAAGTATTAAATAATAACTATGTCCCCAAAACTGACCGAACTTTGATTGTGGACGGTGAAGCCGGTGGCAATATGTTATTGTTAGATACTTTTATTAATGCCAGCAAGACAAACGAAAGCGGCGTTATAATTGACGGTGAAATCGGTCCGAAACTTGGGTTTAATAATATTGAATCCGAAAACGTTCCAGACCATATAACTGGCGCGGCCGGTACAGTGTTGGCAGTTGGCGCACAAACGGCGGCAGCGGCAACGGTTCAAGATGGCTCCACAGGTTTGTCGACAACTACTTTAGCTGTTGACGGATTAACCAACCAGCCAAATGTCGGTGACTTGTTTACTATTGCGGGAAATACGCAATCTTATACTGTTGTAAGTTCGACAACTATCGCAAGTACAGCGTCAACATTGACGATTCGTCCTGAATTGGCTGCTGATGTTGCAGACAATGCGGCATTAACTTTCGTTGGAGACCATACATCAAACTTATTCTTCCATCGTGACGCGATAACATACGCAGAACGTTCGCTCGCAATAACTGACCCTTCAGGCGCAATGTTGGCGTCTATGACTGACGCTGAAACAGGTCTTTCAATGAGAATGGAAATCGTAAGAGTTAACAAAGCCACAGTTTATGAAATAGATAAATTGTACGGCGCAAAAGTTACCCGCGATTATGCTGGTGGCCGTTTGTTAGGTTAAAAGAATTTAATCGGGTTAAGTTGACAATGTTGACTTAACCCATTGATTTTAAAAGTAAAATAATTCAATAATTAATTAGGAAAATAACATGAAATCAGATAGAAGAAATAAAAATTTAGAAACTGTTGAAGTGGCCGGCATAGTGGTTAACAAGGCAGATTATAAAGCTGGATTCGTTTTAAATTCGGAATTAGGTCAAACGATTGCGGAAGCAACGAAAAAAGCCAATGACGGAAAAGCTGAAGCGGCAGCAGCTAAAAAAGCTGAAGCGGCTGAAAAAAGAAAAGCGAAAGCGGCTGAAAAAAAAGCGGCTGAAGCAGCTAAAAAAGAAGCTGGCGATAAATAATGAATGTTCCCACTCATACAATTAGAAATAAAAAAGGCGAAACAAGAGTCGTTAATCAATATGATTACCATTCTAAAATGTCCATGTGTTTCGGTGGTGAGTGGGAAATCATTCAATCTGACAATCGCGGATTGAAAGAAGGTTTCGAAGCAGGCAAAGAAAACACCGAACTTGTTCGTGGCCTTGCCAAGAAACGTTTAACCAATCCATTAAAAAAACCAAAAACTAGTCCAATTATAATATTATGACTTTAATCGCGACACCAATGGCCACAAACGCCAATTCTTTCGCCACTGTCGTTGAAGCTGACGCGTATCACGATGCACGTTTGCACAATGCCGAATGGTTGGCAATAACCGACGTGACAGACAAAGAAAAAGCTTTAATATGGGCGACTAGATTGTTGAACGCTTTAACCTTTCGAGGTTTAAAAACTACAATTGAGCAATCTTTAAAAATGCCGCGCAATCAGACATATGACGACGACGGCAATTTGTTAAATATTGAAATTATTCCAGACGAAATAAAAAACGCGACCGCTGAACTTGCTTTTTTGCTTTACATTAAAGACACCACAAGGGCGTCAGGTGACAAAGGCTTTAAAAGTATTAAGGTGGCAGTAATAAACCTTGTTATGAACGCAGACGACAGGAACGAATCGATTTCTAAGTCAACACTTGATATGATTCGGCCATGGTTGGTAAGTTCTTCAAGCAAATCGGTGTATAAGGCGTGAGTATTTTTAGTGATGGTGTAAAAACAGCTTTTTCAGTATCGGAAGCGCTTGGACTTTTAAAAAGTGCTGTCTTTGTATCTGACGCAGAAACTTCAGTCTATGACGAAGATTCAAGGGAATACATTTCAAACGCGGAAAATGATTCGGCCAAAGTTTTGAAATATGATTTCGAATCCAACAAAGTAAATGGCGACAGTGTCCAGAAAGGCGACGCAAATATTGCGGTCCAGGTTTCTGACCTGGAGAACGCTATATATGAATTTATTACAATTGGTTCGGAAAAGTGGACCATTAAAAATATTGAGACTGACCCGTCGGACTCTCTTAAAATATTTCATGTGAGACTGGCCAATGACTGAACAATATGAAGTTGATAAAAGGATTGAAAAAGAATTTATTGCAGAATGGACGAACGGGATTCCTTTTTTCTTTATGAATGCACCGTCCAAGAAAATGCCAGCAACATACATTAATGTGTTGTCAATGACTGACAGCGAGGAAAATATTTGCATTGGACGCGTAAGAACATTTTGTTCGTTGATTGGTGAAATTAGAACACCTTTAGGCGTAGGCGTACAAGCCGCTCAAGAACTGGCGTCAACATTTAGAAATATATTTAGAAATAACGATATTGGCGGAATAAGTTTCACCGTTGGAAAATCCGAACCAGGTGAACGTGGTACACATTATGGAATAGACGTCATGGTTTCATATGATTGGGATTCTAATGTGGTGTTAACATAATGATTGAAACAGAATTCAATTCAAATACTATAGACTTAATTATGGACGGTTTGGACATAACTGTCGCAGAAGCAAGAAACAAAATAACATTAGATTTTTTTACTGGTGTAGTTTTTAGAACACCAGTTGACACGGGAATCGCGAAACATTCGTGGAATATTTCGATTTTACGTCCCGACAAAAGAGTTCCGACGGTAGGCAATAAGAACAATCCGCCAACACCGGAAATGAATGACATGTCACAACAACCAGCGTTTTGTACGTCAAGCCTGGTTTATATGCCACCACTGGAAGACGGTCATTCAAAGCAAGGCAAACACATGGTCAAACGGACCATAAAAGAAATTATTAGAAAACTACCGAGGTAAAATTATGAGTGATTCAAATAGAGGACGGTTATCATATAACCGAAAATTAACAAGTGCAATCGCGACAGGCGCACTTCAAACCGTCAATATGTTGAACGAATCGTTTGCCGGTACTAAACAAACTGCACAAGACGACACGATTCGCGAAGACGGAAACGAAAACGGCTTGATTATGTTAGACATGCAAGGTTCTGGCGGTTTTACTGCTGAATTTGGACCTGATTGGCATGACGACTTTTTTGAAGCGGCGCTTCGTTCAGTTTATGACACACCTGTTTCAATTTCTGAAATAACATTAAGCATTACAGCGGGAACACCGGCAACACTTGACGATTCTGGCAGTGGTTTGGCAGTTTTAGAAGTTGGCGATATTGTGTGGATTGCTGGATTTACAACAGCCGCCAATAATGGGGCTTGTTTTGTTTCAGCAGTTGCAGCCGGTTCAATTAGTGTTATTCCACTGGACCCAACACAAACGATGGTAACGGAAGCCGCTGGCGATTCGGTAACAATTAAAACAACCAGAATGATGAACGCAAACGCGAACAACTTCTTTGATTTTGAAAAATTATTCGGCGACCTTTCGAACGTATATCATACATATTTAAATCAGCAATTAAACACGCTGACTGTTGAATTTGGTGCCGGCGCCAAAGTTGCTTTTTCTGTTGGCTTTATAGGTGATAAACACAATACAGCAGCCGCGACAATCGGTTCAAGTTATGTGGCTCAAGCAACGTCGAAAGCACTTAATCCAGAAAATCATTTTCTTGGTTCGTTGGTTGGCAATAATGGCGCCGCAGTTGCGCCAGTCGGTTCATGTGTCACAAAAATAGCAATCACTATAACCAATACAGCAAGACGAACAAAAGGCTTAAGTGACGTTTGCTTCGGAAAAGGTTCTTTCAATGTACAAGTCAATCTTGACATGATGTTTGAAAACAACGACCATTATGAACAGTTTGTCAGTCACAATGAAGTAGCTATCGCGACAGGTATCGCAGACGCTTCTGGCAATGGATACGGCTTCCATTTTCCCAAGTTGGAATATGCTGACGCCAAGGTCAATATTTCTGGAAAGAATGCTGACGTTCCGCAAACATTCCAGGCTACTGCATCTTGGAAGTTGGTCGGCGCTGAAACGTATACAATGAAAATTTGTAAACTTTCACAATAGTAAAAAAACAATCCGACAATAGAACAACGTGTTTTATTGTCGGATAATTTAAATTAAAACAAAGGTTAAATAAAATGTTAAAAAATTTCCGTGAAGTAGTTGAGGTTAAAGAAGTATTTAAAAAGCATAACAACGCTGTAATATTTCCATACGGTTCGGCAACGTGGTCAATCAAACCATTAAGTGACAAAGGCTTTCAAAAGCGCTTTGATGTTTTGATGAAGCCATACAAGCGATTGGCTGCAAAAGGTAAAGTTGACGAAGAACGTTGTTCAGAACTTTTAGCGGTTGCATTGTCTGAAACAATAGTGACAGGCTGGGAAGGTGTATACATTGATAAAGAAGACATGAACGAAGATTTTCCAAATTGGAAATATAAAGCCAATGAAGAAGGTCAATGCAAAGTTCCATATAGTCGCGAAAATTGTTGTCTTATTTTAAGCCATGTTAATTATAAAGACTTATTGTTATGGGTCAAAGACATGTCCACAAGTGAAGCGGATTACATAATTAAAACGGAGAAAGACAACGCAAAAAACTAAGTGACTTCATGTTCTACCAGTTAAATTATGCAGAACATGAAGAGCATTTTAAAATGGCCAGACGCTTCGGACTTAAAGTCGGGAAAGAAAAGCCAACATTGAACCTTGATACTTGCGACGTTTACGAAGCGCTATCATTTTTTAAAAACCGCGAAAATGAAATGATTAAATTTAGTGGCGTAGGCGGAAAAGCTGGCGCCACTGATATTGAATCCTGGTTAAGAACCTTTTCAACTTTCGACGGGACAACAAAACAATTTTTGAGGTTGTATCTGTTAGCTGAAGACATGCTGACACCAAAAAAAGAAGATGAGTAATCAAGATAGAATAACAACAATTGGAATGAAAGTTGACCCGAAAGGCGTTAAGTCTGGCGGTCGTCAAGTTAAAGACGAATTAAATGATATTAATCGAGTCGCCAAAGGAACAAAGGGACTTGTAAAATCTCTTGTCGCTAGTTTGTTGGCCATTGGAGCAGGTTTCAAGTTGAAAGATTCAATCACCGAATTCGCATTATATCAACAAGGTTTGAAAAATGTGGGTACAGTTGCCAGCGCGACCAGTTATGAGTTGGTCTTGCTGGACAACACCGCCAAAAGTTTGGCAGAAAAAACAAGATATGTGCCTGAACAAGCAATCGAAGGACTTTATTCTTTGGCCAGTGCTGGCCAGTCGGTCCGTGAACAAATAGCAACGCTTCCAAATGTTTTGGATTTGGCTGAAGCTGCACAAGCAGACTTGGCAACAACCACAGGCCTTGTAGTTTCTGCAATGGCACAATTCAATATCGGCGCTGATGAATCACAAAGAATCGTCGACGTTTTAACCGCTTCAATCGCAAACAGTTCAACAAATGTCGAAAGGCTTTCAGTTGCATTGAGAAATAGTGGCGCTGATGCAAATGCTTTTAATCAAGATTTCGAATCATCAGTCGCAGTATTATCAATATTAACAACAGCATTCCAGAACGGTGAAAAGGCCGGAACCGGTTATAAAACACTATTGTCTTCGCTTTCTAAGAACGCCGGAAGTCTAGGCGTAAACATAAAGGACTTAAGTGGCGAAATGCGTCCACTTGGTTTGATTCTGGACGATATAAAGGCCAAAGGCTTGCCAGTGGTTGACTTAATGCAAAAGTTTGGCACTGAAGCCGGTTCGTCGCTTGCTATTTTATTACAAGAAGGCTCGGAAGGAATTCAGAGCATGACTGATAAGTTAATAAGCAACGGACAAGCTGCCGAAACTGCTTCAAGTCAGTTGGACACATTAAAAGGTGACTGGGACCAGCTTGGAAGCGCTACCGATTTATTAAAAATTGAAATCGGCGCATTGACTGAAAAAGGATTAAGGCCATTTATTCAAACTGTCACCGAAGCAGTTAAATCAATTCGCCAGAGTTTGCCGGAAATAATTGAAATGTTTAAAACATTTGGTTCGGTCTTGCTTGGTATATTTGGCGGAAAATTAATACAGGGAGGAATCGCACAATTTGCAAAACTGGCCGTAACATTCAAAGCCACTGGCGCGGCCGCTTTTATATTACGGGCCAAGTTCATCGGTGCGACAAGTGCTGTTTTATTATTCAAAAAAGCCGGAAACGGTTTACTTGGAATATTGGGCGGAATACCTGGTGTTTTAATTACTGCAACAATTGGACTGAATTCATATATTGATAGTTTGATGGGCGCCAAAGGCGGGACCGAAGAATGGAAGGACGAAACAAGAAGATTAATCGACACCATGGCTGAATTGAACCTTGAAAGTCAAAGGACTGTTATTCTTCAGTTGATGAACACCGTTACAACTTACACAATCGCACTTGATGAAATGCGACGCGGTTCCGAATGGTTTGGCGTTGACTTTTCAAAAGGTGGTATTGATTTATTACAAAACAGACTTGACGGTTCACAACAAAGATTGAAAGAAGTGACAGACTCGTTTAATGAAATGAATGAAGCTCAAAAAGATACTATAAAATCAACTAGTAATTTGTCGGACGAAACCGGCGGATTGACTAATAACATAAAAATCGAAACAACTGCGATTAAAAACTGGTTAAAACAAGCAAAAGAAAAAGAAAAATCATTGTTTAATTCTAATAAATTACTTGAATTAGGCGAAAAGCTTTATATTAAATATACAGGAAAACAAGCGCTTGCGATAGCAAACACACAAGCCGAAAAAGATGAAATAAATGATTTAATAGGTTCTCAATTGGCCCTTATTGATTCAAGG